TCAAAACATCGACGACATCCTGTGGCGGTCCGATCCGTCCTCTGTCCCATGGATCGGCGACGGGCGCTGCTACATCCGCTTGCCGGCGACGGACGTCGCCGCGCACTGGTCGCGACCGGCGACTTTCTTGCAGCCGTCGATCCCGCCCTCGATCATCTCGAACACCGGCGCGTCCATTTCCGTCGGCTGGCATTACTTCACGCCGATGACCAGCGTCGGCGGTTCGATCAGCGCCGTCGCGTTTCAGGTCACGACGAACATCACGGCCAACGTCAAGGTCGCCCTTTTCGCCGACAACGCCGGAAGGCCGGGGGTGGTCCTCGGATCGTCGGCGGCATACGCCAATCCGACCCTTGGCGTGAACACCGTCTCGCTCATCTCGCCGGTCACGGTCGCCAAGGGCGCGCCCTATTGGATCGGCCTGTGCAGCGACACGGGCTTTCCCGGCAACGCGATCATGTACCCCTTCAACGTCAACCCCTGGAGCGGCATGGGATTCAACGCAAATCTCACCTATGCGGCATTCCCGCTCGCCAACCCGACCGGCTTGACGGCGGTGGCGATGATTTACTTTTTGGCGACCATCACGCCATCGAACAACGCCGACCTCGTCGCCGACCCGTTCAACGATCAGGGACTCGGCATCCTCACCGACAACACGGTCGGCGACGCCGACCTCTATTCGCTTCAATCGCTCGCGGCGACGCCGGCCAGCATCATCGCGGTCACGACGCGGGCTCTCGTTCAGAAGACCGACGCCGGAAGCCGTCAGGCGGCGGCGCAACTCAAGTCAGGAGCGACGACCGTGCAAACGACCATCGGCAACGTCCTCTCGACCAATCCGCAATGGGCGTGGCGAACCGATCAGACGGACCCGAACACCGGCTCGGCCTGGACCCAGGCGGCGGTCAACGCCGCGCAGATCGGTCCTGTTCTCACGGTGTGAGCCATGTACGTTTTCTCGGACGGCTTCGACCTCTATGCGACGGGCGCCGACGTCGCCGGCTATTGGGACCCCGCGTCCTCCAACCCGTCAGCCAATACGCTCATCTCGGGCCGCTTCCCAGGAAGCCGCGCCCTCCAAATGTCGTTCTCGTCGTTCCTTATTAAGGTCTCCAACCAGAACGACGCCGTCCATCATATCAACGTCGCGTGGCTCGTCTCGAATCCGGTCAACACTGGGGCCACCCAGATCTACAATTACTTCCGCTTCGACGATGTCGGCACGCCGCAATGCTGCATCTCGTTCCGCCAAGACGGCACGATCCTTTTCACCAGCGGCGCTTACAACGGGACGGTCCTCGCCACCTTCCCGAACGCCTTCTCGCTGGTAGGCCAATGGTACAGTTTCGAGTTTGAGGTCGTCATTCATCCGACGGCCGGCTCGTTCCGCGTCAGGACCAACGGCGCGACTTCCGACAGCTTCGCCGCCACCGGCCTCAACACCCGCGTCAGCGCCAACTCTTACGCCAACAGAATCGCGACCGCCGAAGTTCAGAACGCGCCCAACGGCGTCGACGATTTTCTCTGGCGCTCGGACCCGTCCTCGGTCCCGTGGTTCGGCGACATTCGCTGCCTCACGCGGATGCCGGCAAGCGACGTCAGTATTCAGTTTACGGCCACCCCCCTTCTTCAAGCGCCTTACGCCAACGGACTCGCGGGAAACATCGCGACCGCGTCCGCCAACTACGCCAATCTAACAGCCTCCTTCTCTGGCACGGTTGCGACGGCGCGCATATCCGTTGCCGCAGGTTGGACTGGCAACGTCAAATGCACCGTGTTCTCAGACGTCGGCGGGAAGCCGGGGGCGATCATCGCCTCGGCCAACGTCCTGACCAATCCTACGACTGGGTTTAACCTTATTACCTTCCCGACCCCTTTCTCTGTCGTGGCCGGGACGAACTACTGGCTCGGGCTTATAGCCGACGCCGCGCAAACCAGCGTCCTCTGGTACAATAGCGGCGCAACGTCAGGCTGGACCAGCACCATCAGCTACGCCTCGTTCCCGGCGGCCAGCCCGACGGTCAGCGCAACCCAGCTCATGAACGTCTCTTGGTACATCCAGCGAGCTAACAATTTCTCTGACGTCGCCGAAGCGCAGCAGGACGGCCTCGGCTCCTACGTCTACGACGCAAACGTCGGGGATGCCGACTGGTACGGGATCGCGCCGCTCAGCGGAATCACGCCGGCCTCGACCGTTCTCGTCACGACGCGCGGCTTCATGCAGAAGTCAGACCCCGGCTCGCGCTCGGGCCTGATCCAACTGAAAAGTTTCAGCGTCGGCGGAACGGTCACTTGGAACCCGAGCGACATCCAAGGAACCATGACGCTCAGCAACGGCAACCTGACCGTCACCCCGACCAGTTCGACCAACAGCATGGTGCGCGGCACCCTCGGCGCGACCGGAGGGAAGCTCTACTTCGAGGTGGTTGGGACCGCCACTCTAGCCAGCGCCTACGTAGGCGTCGCCACCAGCGCAGCCCTTGCGGGAAACATCATAAGCAGCGTGGCGCTAGGCTTCATGACGCTCGGTCCCAGCAGCGGCAACATCTGGTTCAACGGGTCCAACACGGGGCTATCGCTTGGCGCTACCATCACCACCCAGACGGTGTGCGTCGCTATAGACCTCGTTAACGGGCTCGGATGGTTCCGGCTCAACAACGGGAACTGGAACGGCAGCGGCACGGCCAACCCGGCGACCGGGACCGGAGGGGTTAACATAGCCGCCCTGTTTCCAGGGAATCCCTGTTTTCCAGCCGTGGCGACATTTTCCACAAACGTCGCCACCGTCAACTTCGGCGCCACCGCTTTTGCGCAAGCGATCCCGAGCGGGTTTCTGCCGTGGGCTACAGTCGCGACCACCGTGCAGGGCACGAACGGCGCTACCCTCTCGACCAGCTGGCAATGGTCGTGGCGCACCGACCTCACCGATCCGGCGACCGGCGCGGCATGGACGCCGAACGCGGTGAACAACCTACAGATCGGGCCGACCGTCACGGCCTAACAAGGGCTGGCCCGATGACCACGACCGACCTCCAGCCGAGGGTGCGAATGTAATGCCCTCCGCTTTCGGGAATCACCGTTACTGGCGGTTGTTTTTTCAAGCAACGGGCGGAAATGCTTACGGCATAGCCGAAGCACAATTTCGCACCACTGCGGGAACGCCGCTGTTATTCAGCGGTGGGACCGCGACCGCTTCGTCCACCTTCGGCTCAATTCCGGGGACCAACGATCCATCCAAGGTCGCGGACAATAATCCTGCGACAGTCTGGTCGACCAATTTCGCCAACGGTTACGGCGAGTGGTGGGCATACGACTACGGCGTCGGCGTCACGATTCAGATCGTCGAAGTCTCGATCACCGCGCGCAACGACGGCTCTTACACCCAAGCGCCGACCCAGTTCGCCTTAGAATATTCCGACGATAATTCGACGTGGGTCGGTATTTTCCCGCCCTTCACGGCGACGTGGGCGCAAGGTCAGACGAAAGTCTTCACCGTTCCGGCAAACGCAATAGCCGGGACGCAAATGTCCGTCACCCAAGCGGCGGTCGAGCAATTCGTCCCGATCGTTCCGCCGCAAATGCAACTCACGCAGGCGGCGGTCGAGCACTGGTTCCCGGCCAGCACGACGACGCGAGGGCAGGCGACTCAGATCGCGCTCGAGCAATGGTCTGTCGGCAATCCGCTGGCGCAAGCCACCCTGATCGCGGTCGAGGAGTGGGCGTCGGTCGCGCTCTCCACCATCTCCGCGGGCGCGGGCGAAGCAGATGCGGCGGCGACCGTCACCGGCATTGGCGTCGCCCTCACGCCGCCCGGTGTCGGTGCCGGCGAAGTTGACGCCGGCGCGACCGTCACCGGAGCGGGCGCGACCCTCCAAGTTTCAGTCGGGACCGGCGAGGCCGACGCTGCCGCCACCGTCACTGGCGCTGGCTTCGTCGGCGCGATCGGCGCGGGCGAAGCCGACGCTTACGCCGACGTGCGCGGCATGGGCGTGATCATCGCGCCGCCCAATTCGCTGCCGTTCCTGCCGGGGCTCGGCTGGTCGGTGCACAGGCGCCCAACCTTCGACACCATCGTCGCGCCGCACGCCTCGGGGGCCGAGGTCCGGCTGGCGTTATGGCAGAATGCGCTATGGGAATTCGAGCTCTCCTATGACGCGCTCGCCAGCAATGCCGCCTATCCCGGCGCTGGAACAAACAGCCTGCAAACGCTGATGGGATTCTATCTCGCGCGCGGCGGCCAGCGCGGGACGTTCCTCTATGTCGACCCCGACTTCAACACCATGACCGGACAGGTGATCGGGATCGGCGACGGCGCGACCTTGGCCTTCCCGTTCATCCGCGCCTTCGGCGGGCAGGTCGAGCCGGTCAGCTACGTCACGGCGGTGACGCAGGTCTATCTCGACGGCATGACCGCCGGAGGCTGGACGGCGAGCAGCAGCACCCTCACCTTCACCGCGGCGCCGGCGAGCGGGGCGCAAGTCTCGGCCGACTTCCGCTACGGCTTCGTCTGCCGCTTCCTCGAGGACGAGCTCGACTTCGAGGCGTTCATGGACAACCTCTGGCAGTTGAAGAGCTTCAAGTTCCGGCAGGTGCGTCAGTGAAGCCGGCTTCGTACGCGCTCAAGGCCTACCTCGATGCGGCGCGGATCGGCGACGCGCCGCTAACCATCGCCGACTGCTTCACCTTTACCCTCGCCGCTGGCCAGACGTTCCACCTGACCAACTGGGACCAGAGCATCAGCTGGAACGGCGTCACCTACGTCGCCAATTCGATCCTGATCGACGGCCTCAAGTACAAATGCGCGGTCGGGCTCGAGGTCGACAAGCAGCAGATTACCCTCGCCGCCTATCCGGCGACCACCATCAATGGCGCTCCGGCGATGCAGGCGATCGCCAACGGCGCGTTCGACGGCGCGCGGGTGCAGCGTTACCGAGTGTTCCTGTCGAACTACCTGACCGGCGGCGTAGACGGCGTGCTCTTGTTTCAGGGCCGCGTCTCGACGGTGGACAGCGTCGGGCGCACGCAAGCGAAATTGACCATCGCCAGCGATCTGGTGGTGCTCGAATATGACATGCCGCACAACCTGTTCTCGGCGACGTGCAGCCACGTCCTCTACGATCAAGGCTGCACTGTCTCGCGCGGCGCCTTCACCTTCAGCGGCAGTATCGGGGCCGGGTCATCGCAGACGCAGATCAACTGGGCCGGCGCGCAAACCGGGATGCTGCAAGGAGCGCTTAACATGCAGAGCGGCCTCAACGCCGGCGTGCGCACCACCATCCGCGCCGTCAATCCCGGCGTCTCGCTCGTGCTGCTGTACCCGCTGCCGTCGCCGGTCACGGCCGGCGACCTGTTCGTCGCCTATTTCGGCTGCGACCACACCATCTCGACCTGCAAGGCCAAGTTCAACAACGTCATCCACTTCCGCGGCTTCCCGTTCGTGCCGCCGGTCGAGATGACCGTATGAGCGAAGCCGACGAGCGCGCGGCAGTGGTCGCGGAAGCGCGCACCTGGCTCAAGACGCCGTGGGTCCACATGGCGGGGATCAAGGGCGGCGGCGTCGATTGCGCGATGCTCTTGGTGCGCGTCTACGCCAACGTCGGGCTGGTCGCGCCGTTCGACCCGCGCCCCTATCCGCCCGACTGGATGCTGCACCGCTCGGAAGAACGGTTCCTCGGCTTCCTATTGGACCGCGCACATCAGGTCGAAAAACCGGGAGTGGGCGACGTGATGCTGTTCCGCGTCGGCCGCTGCTTCGCCCACGGCGGCGTGGTCAGCGTCGCCGCGCCGCTCACCATCATCCATTCATTCCGGCCGGTCGGCGCGGTGCTCGAGGAAGTGGTGGCGCACAATCGGCAACTGAAGCCCGAGGCTGCCCTTTACGCGTCGTTCTGGGAGTGACCGATGGGCTGGCTGTTCGGGCACAAGAAGAACCAGAAACCAGATTACACCGGTTTGCAGCTGAACACCGCCGTCGGCACCCTGCCGATCCCGATCCTGTGGGGCCGGCAGAAGATGAGCGGGAACCTGATCTGGTACAACGGCTTCACCGCCTACCAGGCCAAGGCGAAGGGCGGCAAGGGCGGCGGCAAGAGCCATGCATTGAGCGGGCTCACTGGCGGGGACCAGACCGAAACCAACTACCGCGCCGACATCATCCTCGCGCTCTGCGAGGGGCCGACCATCACTACCGGCTTCACCTGGAAAGACCAGAGCATCTCCACCGCCGCCTATCTCATGTTCAACATGATCACGGGCGTTCCCGATCAGCCCGTCTGGGGCTGGCTGTCGTTGTTCTACCCGGCGCAGGCGGTAAGCTATTCCGGCACCGCCTACATGGCGGCGGCGTGGTACCAGATGGGCACGACGCCGACGATCGGCAACGTGTCATTCGAAGTGCTCGGCAACATGACCGGCACCGGGGCCAACGGCATCGACGCCGATCCCGCCTTGGTGATCTCGGACTTCCTGACCAATGCGCGCTACGGCGCAGGCTTCGATCCCGCCTCGATCGACTATTCGACCCTGTACGGCGCGAGCGGCGACGCCAGCCTGCAAACCTATTGCCGCGCGCTCGGCATCGCCTTCTCGCCGCTGATCTCGTCGCAGGAAGCGGATCCAGCATCCTTCAGCGCTGGTTGCAGATCGTCAATTGCGGCGCGGTGTGGAGCGGCGGCAAGCTCAAGTTCATCCCTTACGGCGACGGCGCGATCGGCGAAGGTGACCAGCAAACCCTTAGCCGCAACTTCTCCATCCCCTACGTGGTCCCGCCCGACAGCGGTACCGGCTACTATCTGCCCGCCCAAATCCAAGTCGCCTCGCCGGAAGCCTTCGTGCATGACGGCGGCGTGGTCTACGCCGAGAGCGGCATTCCGCTCCTGTACATCGGCATCTTCGTCATTTCGCCGTCGAACTTCACCCTGCCCCCCGGCACCTACGGGATGAACCCGCTCGGCACTTACATCTTTTCCAACAGAGACGAGGGCACGCCGGTCACCATGACCTACACGGTCAAGGCGACCACTGGATTTTCGCCGCTGCTGACCCCGGTCTACGATCTGGCCGACGCCGACTTCGTCGCCGAGAAGGACGCCGATCCGGTCACCGTCGAGCGGGCCGACCTCTATTCGCTGCCGTCGATCCAGCGGGTCGAAGTCACCAGCCGGTCGAACAGCTATGCGATGACCCCGGTCGAGGCGCGCGATCAGGCGCAGATCGAGATGTTCGGGCCGCGCGTCGGGCCGACGGTCAGCGCGCACGAGATCTGCGACGAGTTCACCATCGGGCCGATGGTGGCGCAACTGATCCTGCAACGCGCGCTCTATGTGCGCGCCAAGTACACGTTCAAGCTGTCGTGGGAATTCTGTCTCATCGACCCGATGGATGTGATCAGCATCACCGATCTGACGCTCGGTCTCAACGGCGCGCATGTGCGGGTAGTGTCGATCGAGGAGGATGAGGCCGGCCTCCTGACGGTCGTTGCCGAGGAGCTGGTTTCCGGCATCGGCCTCGCCACCGCCAATCCGGCCGGAGGTTCGCTCGGCCCGGGACATGCGTTCAGCCAGCTGGCAGTCTCGGTCAACACACCACTGCTCTATCAGCCGCCGACTTCGCTGACCGGCGGCACGCCGCAGATTTGGGCCGGCGCGTCGCCGCAACCGGCCGGCGCCTCGACGCAATGGGGCGGCGCCAACGTCTACGCCTCGCTCGACGGAACCACTTACGCGCTGGCGGCGACCATCACCCAGCCGCTCAGTCAGGGCCTGCTCACTGCCTATCTGCCGATCGCCGTCGGCGGCCTCGACAACGTCAACACCTGCTCGGTCGACCTCACCATGAGCGGCGGCACGCTCGCCGGCGCCGATCCGACTTCGGCTTCGCTCGGCGTCACCCGTTCGCTGATCGAGAACGAACTGATCTCGTTCACCGACGCCACCCTGACCGCCGCCAACCAGTACAATCTCACCGCCCTCTATCGCGGCATGAACAGCACGACCCCGGCGGCGCACGCCACCGGGGCGCCGTTCGCGCGGCTCGATGACGCCATCGTCACCTACGACATCCCGGCCGGACTGACCGGGCAAACCATCTATTTCAAGTTCCAGAGCTTCAACGCCTTCGGCTCTGGTTTGCAGGACCTCTCTGACTGCGCCGTCTTCACCATCGTCGTTGGCGCGGCTGGAACCGCGCACCCGATCACCATCCAGCTGCAATCGGGCGTGCCGCTCGACCTCGGAGCGGTCAATTCGACCCCGACCATCACCGACGACTTCGGCGCGGTGACGCAGGCGGTCGGCGATCGCATCGACCTCGGGCTGCTGGCGACGATCCCGCACCCGATCGCCGACCAGATCCGCCACGCCACGGCGCTGGTCGACTTCGGCACGATCCTGTCGCCAGTGACCCTCAGTGACGACTTCGGCGCCATCCTCGATCCTGCGATCGACATCCTTGACCTTGGACCCATCCCATGAGCGAGCAGCTTCAACTTCGACGCGGCACGGCGGCGCAGATCGCCGCCAACACTCCCGCAGCCGGCGAGCTCTGGGTCGACACCGATCACTCGCGCGCGGTCGTCGGCGACGGTTCGACAGCTGGCGGCTTCGCAGTTCCCAAGATGATGGAGGTCGGTTCGTTGGTGGTCGCCGCCAAGGCGGTCAACGCCAACCTCGTCGGCGACACGGCGCTGGTCATTCCCTTGCCGTCGGGCTTCACCCGCTACCGGGTGACCCGCGTCACTGCGCTCGCGCCCTCTATCTCGCTGACTGCCGCGCAGGCGGCGGTTTACACGGCGGTGGTCGGCGGTGGGGTCGTTATCTGTTCGCCGCAGGCGTTGTCCGGGCTGACCAACGCCACCGCAGCGACCGCTGGCAACGCCATCGACCTGACGCTCGCTCTTGCCGCCGCGACGTTCTTCATCGCGACCACCCTCTACTTCCGCATCACCACGGCGCAGGGCGCAGCGGCGACGGTCGACGTCGTCCTCCACATCCAGCCCTACGATTGAGGTTTTCTCGCCCTGCTGCTCGAAGCCGACGAGCGCGGGGGATGCTGGCCTGCTTGAAGCGGATAGCGAGCGTAAGGCGCACCGCCCCATTTAAGGGGCGATCACCGACCGCGCGGCGGCGGAGCAATGGGGATCGCTATGTTCGACACTCTCACCGGGGTGGAGCGCGATATGCGCTTCCGGCTGACCTAACGGAGGCCTTCGCGATGAGCATCACCAATCTGACCGACGCCGACTTCGCCCGCGCCGCCAAGGAGCTCAACGTAGAGGTCGCCGCCATCCGCGCGGTCGCCGAGGTCGAGGCGGTGGGCGCCGGGTTCCTGCCCGACGGCAGACCGACCGCGCTCTACGAGGCGCACGTCTTTCACCGCAACTCCAAGGGCGCGCACGCCACGGCGACCGATCGGCGGGGCAAGCGCCTGTCGTCGCCGCGATGGGACAAATCGCTCTACGGCGCGGCTGGCGCGGCGCAGCACGACCGGATCGAGGACGCCGCCAAGCTGAACTGGGACGCGGCGCACAAAGCGGCGTCGTGGGGGACCTTCCAGATCCTGGGCGA